CGTCAGCAAAACGATATACTCCAGTAGTAGCAGTAGATCCAGCAGCGGCACCACCAGCCTGTACGGTTAGGGTAGAACCGGCAGGAGGGGTCGTTAGGTTACCAGATGATCCAGAAACATTACCTAGTACTAGGACATCCTCGTATACGGCAACAACGTCTGCTGTAAAGTCTACACCTGGAGTACCGACGGAAACTTGATCTCCAACGGAACCAGCCCAACCGGCAGCAGCATCAACACGTCCATAAACTTCAAGCGTAGGCTCCCAGCTTTGTGGTCTACCAACGAAGAAATACATTTGGTTTCTTTCGATTAGCGGGTCATTGTTACCAATGAAGTTACCGTCTAGATCGAAGTAGTCATCACCCAAAGCATCTAAAAATGCTTCAGCATTATAAATCCTGAACTTATCAGAAATGATTGCACTCATTTAAAAAATCTCCTTTTTTTGGTCGATATTTATTGTTATTTATACAAGATTATCCGATAGTTCTGAGGTAAGAACCAGTAGCAAGATGAGTCTGTACGGTAGTTCCGTTGGCTCCTCTGGTGATTCCTGTTAGGAACGTTCCGGCGATTCCTGTATATTCGATTTCTTCGATTGTGTGGTTGGCGGGATCAGGATCAGACGTATTAGCAACGATGATTGTTCCACTTGTTGGCCAATCAAGATCAGTCAGATCAACACTGGAGTTGATGGGCACCAAAGTATCATTGGTATCTAGTAAATCAAACTGTAACGTTCCACCGATTTCATTAATCGATGGGAATCCTAGTCTGAATCTTGTTCCGTTGGTGAGGATGCTAGATTCTCCTCTTTCAAACTCTAAAATCTCATAAGAAGCAAGAGTTTCGGCAATAGATCCATTGATGTTCAAGGAACCATTGGACACGAAAGCATTTCTTTCATACATACCGAACGACATGCCTAGAGTCGTTCTGAGATATTGAGAATCTAACTCATCATCTAACTGATCAGCAATACCAGTAACAACAGTAATATTTACCTCGCTGTTAATATCACCGATAAAGATCTCAATATCATCTTCCTGTACAATAACAGACGTAACATTGCTATCAATATCTACAACTGCTAGATTATCCTGAGAGGTAGAATCATAGGGGATTCTGATTTCCTGGAATACCTTAAATCCAGCAGAGGGGTTAACCTCACGGGTAATATTTCTTTGACTCCAGGATTCTACACTGAAAGGCTCAAGCATGAGAACTTCAGTGACATCACTGAAGATTGCTCCATCTTCCTCGTATGGAGGTGTTGGTAGATCTTCGAAGTCATTGAAGTTAGTAAAGATATTGAGAACATTAACAACTCCGTATAGTTGTCCACCTTCAGTTGGTTCTCCAATCGTTCTACGAACTTCAAGTGTGGTGTTAATGTTATCACCAGGAACAAGAACCCATTCGGCTTCTCTACGGAGGTTAAAGATAACATCTTCAAGTTCAACACTTCTGACGATGATCTTCTGGATATCTGTTGGATCTTCTGGGTCAACCCCAGCGCCAGGAATAGTTTCTGTGAAGAATACCTCAAATACGAATGCTTGCTGTGGCATTCCGGCATCGCCATAGAATCCTTGACCAGATAACTGGAATGCTCCTGGTTCGAGGTGTCTATTAGGATAATCTCTCTCAATCTGCTTGACAACATTGAGATTCGTTTGATCACAATCATATTGCCAGATCTTCTCCATCCAGAAGACAGTTCCGAGTTCATCACCTTGATATGGAGTTTCTAGTTTTAGTTCTTGTCCAGATTCATCTAGGGGAACTTGTCCACGGAAAGCGGCACCACCGGACCACATGTTAACAATCTTAAAGACAGAATCTGCTGGTGGTCCATCTCCATAGCTTCTGGGTTCTCCGCCATCAAGGAAACCTTGAACGGGGGATTCTGGATCAAAGGCAACAAATAGTTCAGATCCATTAATCTCAGAACCAAGTCTTTCGATTGTAGTTCTGATCGAAATAATAGCAAAATCTTCAGTCTGATACTGCCAGACCTTAACCATGTTAAAGATAGGATCTAGAGTTTCGCCTACGTATGGGGTGTCTAGGAATAGTTCTTGACCAGATTCATCTAGAGGAACTTGTCCACGGAACTCAGCACCACCAGACCATAGAGGAACAGTATTTGTTTTCTCGAATTCTACACTAACAGGAGTAATGTAGGGGGTCTCGATTTCTACTAGAGAAACAACATCATCCTGAACAATCTCGATAAGTTCAGCGCCAAAGATGGTGAATACACCCTCCATGGAGATATCTTCAACGGGATTGATGATTAGATTTACAAAGGATTCGATACCCTTAACATCCGCTACCTCTTCCTCATTTGTTGCTGTCCAGACACGATGGATTGCCCAAGGACTTTGATCGGAGTTGGCAGTAAGAGTGCTAGCACCGGCATCAACATCAAAGACGAAATAACGTAGATTGTTCTGTACAATACTAGCAATAGAGAAGTCTTCTACAGAAATGGTAACATCAATCTCAATAGGTTTGGTGATGAATACTTCATAGAAAGTAGGACCGGGTAGACCAGCAAAAAGTTGTTCTCCAAAACGATCTTCGATGGGGATTTTAAACTCATCTTCTAAGAAGATGCTAATAATAGAATCTAGGAATATATTTGTATCATCGTCCTGGTGAACCTGAGTCCACTGAGCAATATCAACGTTGAATGGAACAACTCTAGTTGCCTCCCAGATAATGATATCCTCAACATCATCAATCTGTGGTAGGAGGGTAATGATTTCTAGTTCAATATTTACAACAGCAACATCAATCTCATTACCGAAAGATGGTTCGATTTGTCGGAACCATTTAACTTCATTTGTTACATCGACACTTGTCTCTGGTACACCACCGACAAAGAATGTAAAGATAGTGTCATCATCTTGATGAACCTGAGTCCACTGAGCAATATCAACGTTGAATGGAACGTTAATATCATTTTGTTTGAGAACATAGATCTTAGGTTCAGTAACTGCTAATGTTAAGGATCCTTGTGGATAGAAGACTTCTGGTTCATTCTCTAGTCCAGATGGTAGTTCGTTAACAAATACACGCTCAAGGAAGACAGGAATGAAAGCACCAGGAACAACAATAACACCACCCTTCTGAGTTTCAATCTCAATACTTTCGATAGAAAGATCAATAGGAATGAGCTCTAGTCTGGAGATTACATCATCTGACTCAATATCTCTTACTGCTAGATTATCATTACTTACAAATTGAACTTGCTTCAGTATAGGAGTAAAGTTCTCGATGATAAATGGCATCGCCACAGAACCAAATAGTTCTTCACCGACCTCTCCTGGAACTGGAGGTGGTACAAGTTGAGTATCAATATCAACATCACGGACGAAGACAAGAGGTGGTTCTAGTTTAGCCAGTGTTCCGGCAAAATGATCTGCCTCAAGCGTAGCACCTACTCCTCTTTCATCGATAAAGAATCTATCATATTCTCTTCTGAAGTAAGAAACTCTTTCGATTCTTTCATATCCATTAGAATCGGTATAACCAATAATCAGATTTCCTTCTTCTGGGAAGTTATTGCTATTGAGTACATATAAAATAGTGTCACCGATCAAGAAGTCAGCAGCGATAATAGCAAACTGATCACTTGTAGAAGCAGTAGCACCTCGCTGAGCAGCGATTACTTCCAGCTGGAACTCAAGATCAATAATCGCTTCTTCGATGATTACTTCATCACCAACAACTTGTTCTGTCTGGATGAACTGAGTGATTAGAGTTTCATTTACATCTAGAGCATTGAATGCCAATACAGTAGGTGGAAGATCAACAATCTCAGTTTCGAGATCGAGGTATGTGAGTTCTGTTTCTAGACGTAGACGAACCGTAGCAACTTCTGGTTCAATGATTGTTGTAATCTGATCACTGGTCTCAGCACTAACAAATATAGTGAGGTTAATAATAGAGAGGAATTCTTCTGTAGAACCAACAGCAATCTCGTTGAGTGTTGTAATCGAGAAAAAAGTATTGGGAATAGATAAATTAAATGTTAAGTTAGAGACACTATCAATCTTTCTGTTTGGATTTCTTAGAACATCATATGGTTTTGCCACCACAACAGTAGGTGGTTCTTCGTATCCATAACCAGGACGGATTAAATCTACACTTACAATACCTTTGTGGAAATATACCGCTGCCTGTGCTCCACCACCAGCAGGAGTTTTTGGAATAAAATATAGTTTAGGAGCAGCAAGATATCCTCTCGCTGTTTCTGATCTCCTAGTAAACTCGGCATTCCATTCAGGTCTATTCCAAATAAGATCAGTTACTCTTCCTTCGGAATCAATAGGAGCATATATGCTTAGACCAGAACCTGATTGTGTTCCGTTATAAGCACTCGTAGTAACACGTACAGCATGATCCTTACCTAGGTACTTACCAGGATCAAAATGAGTTCTCTTAGCGAGTCTACTGATAGTTTTAATCTCTCTGTAATGAGTTTCTCCAGAGATACAGACTTTATCTTTTGGATGTAAGTTAGAGAAAAGTTTAGTTCTTTCGTAGTAAGCATTATCATCTTTAGTTCCATTCAACCAATAAGTAGTGTTTCTTTTTAGTTGAGGGAATCCATTAGCATCCAAAGGTTCTGTACTGGTGACAGAATAACCTAAACCTCTAATATTATATCTACGAGATTCAATACTACTTCCAATCCTGTAATCTCTCTTATATACAAATACTTTATCTTGTAGAACATCCTCTGGCCACGAAAACTTCGATTCTAAACGAATACGAGTTACATTACCATCTTGACTAACATCTTTAACTCTTCCTAGGAGATACTCGTTTGTTCCGGCAGATACTTCAGTGGTTCTGTATGCTAGATTGTGTTGAATAGAGATATCACCATTACCGAGACCATCGTAACCAACAAAACCTATGGATAATGTAATGTCGCCGTCTTGATATCTTTCTCCACGCTGATTCCAGACAACACTTTCGAGAATAACCTCACCATTATCCGTAACACGTAATCTAGCAACTTTAAATCCGTAACCATACTGTCCCGTAGGACCAGCAAGTACATCAACGGTTCCTGTATTTGGTGCGTCCAGTAGGTTGGTGTAGTTAATCTGAGCAAGACCTTCTGGAGCTTCTGGGAAGATAATCAAATCAATAAAAGAGTTTGGTTCACCCTGGAACCCAATATCTTCCTGACGAATAAAAGAAGAATCAACTTGGTGTTGGAATGTTAGGTCAGATCCTACCAAAGATGGGTCGGAAACATCAAATCTATAGGTATTACCAGGAGATAACTGTAGAGTAGGTAATGGAACACCATCGATTAGATATTGACCACCTGCCAAAGTAACCACAAAAGTTTGTGTTGCTACGTTATAGAAAGGAACGTTGGCATATACTTTTTCTTCTGTGTATCCTGTTCCACTAGATAGAAGTGTCCAATCAGCACTGATTTGATAAGTTAATCTATCTTCTACTGGTGCTAGATCTTCTACCCATAGGGAATCACCACTAGCCAGATCTTGCTGAGCAGCAGTTGTATTGTAGAAGAAGAAAAACTCATCAGCATAGGCATCAGTGATCTCTACTGTTACATCTCTTAGATATACATCTGGTTCAAAATCATGTAACGTTAAAACTTGATCGGTAGTTTTACCGTACACATAAATGATTTCGATAGGAGCAACAACAACGGATCCATCCGATTGGACAGCATATGGTAGAGGTTGTCTAAACGTAATCACAGATCCAGTAATATTGTATGCCTTTCCTGGAATCTGTAACACATTGTTTACAAATACAATACCATAATCAGGATCAGGAACTTCAACAGCATTTCCAGTAAGACTATTCTTGATAATAAATGGTCCAATAGGATTGTTTACAATATTATCGGTGGAAATAGTAGCAGTGAAATAGTTTCCAATGCCGAAGATGTAACACTTCTGTCCATTTCTTAATACCCTATCTTCTCTCTCGTCTTCGGCATCATATAATGGATCTTCTACTTCGGGTTTACCAATAAACTTGATTTTATCTGGTGTAGCAGGATCTTCATATCTTAAGATTTCATATGCTTCGCCATAACGTTGCTTGACTCCATCAATAACAACGATTAGAAGTTCATTTTCTTCTGTCTTAGCAATAGATCCATCATCATAGTACAAATCAAAGTCAGATTTAATATTATCAAACTCACCACTAATATCTTGGAACTTTCTTAGATACTGATCACTATTAACAGCATCATTATACTTTAACTGTTTACCGTAGAACTTTTGTTCATCTACATCTTGACCTTCTACTACCCTTTCTCCCAAAGGAGCGGTGTCAAAAACAATCTGACTTCCTAAAACTGTGAATGCTTCTCCTGGTTCTTGTAAAATACCATCGAGGGTAATGAAAAACTCTTGGTCGTTATAAGCAACGATGGTATTATTAGATCCTGCTTGATACATGGTGAAGACAGTAGTTCCAACTCTCTTACCGGTGTTTGGATCTTCGATTCCATCAAAGTTAGGTTCTAGTCTAATATCTTGGAAGTTTGTAGCCGATAGATCAACATCAGAAATGCTGATAGCACCCTTTCCACGCTTAACATTGCTATCAGCAAACTTAGCGATATGTGTAGTAACAACCCTGGAAGTATTGATCGTCTCAATCGCTTTGATTGATAGATTTAGATTACATGTAATAGGAGTTGCTGCCTGAGATGCCTGAGGCATAGGAGCAGAACCCTGAGAGAAAACGTTAACCTCACCAAATAACTCAAAACCTGCTGGGTGAGTAGTTTCTAAGATTAAATCTCTCCAAATGTCAACAGGGGTATCGGATTCTACTACATAAGAATAATCTTGATAGAAATACGAATCTGTGATCTTATTTCTATTTTCTCCAATATAACCTTTTACACTAGCGAAATATCCTTGCTGTGAATAGGACTTAACATCCTCATTGAAATCTGTTTCTAGAACATGCTTAACATTAGCAGTGCTATTATTTCTGGTATCTCTAATAGGTTGACCAACTTCAAATATACCTTCTACATCAGAAACCTTTAGAAGGTTACCGCCCATTCTCCAGCTATCTACATTTGCTTTAGATCCAGAAGAATCTTGAACAATCTGAGATTGTGGTTTGAACAAATCAGCATCTTCTAATACTAAAACAGTTTTAGATCTAAATGTAGGTCTAGTGGAGTAATCGGTGTTGAAACCGGAACCATACAATCCAATCTCTACATTTAGTGGTACGCCAATGTTAGAAGACTCAAGGTAGATAGTAGTATTAGATTCTACTACTTCTGCTTTAGCAGATGTATATCCACGTCCACCTTTATCGACTCTAACAGCAACGATAGATCCATCTATTACGACCAAAGCAAGCTCTACGCCAGTTCCATCTCCTTCAAATACTAGTTTTGGTTTTACGTATCCAGAACCACGTTTAATAACATCGACTTTGGTAATCGTTCCATTTTCAATGACAGGTTCTAGTACAGCTTGAGATGCTTCTCTTGGATAGACACCAAATACGATAGGTAAGTAATCTAAGTCCTTTTTGCTAGATCTGATTGAAACGTCATGAATGGCACCGAAAGCACTTGTAGATGTGGTTGTGTAAGAAATCTCACCACTACCATCGTATTCTACAATAGAATCCAAATCATACACCAGTTTGGTATTTGTGATATGAGTAACCTTCTTTCTTCCTACGAGAGGATCATTAACAATATTAATCTTAGATTCTTCTGTATCTACCCCAGATGCTTTGATGAAATAGTAGAATGTGCTATATCTTAAATCTACTCTTTCTTGATCAAGGGTAGCAATGTCTGGTGTAAATCCAAATCTAATACGAGTATAAGAACCGGCAGTTCCTGGATTAATAGAACCCACTTCTTTACCATCTACAAGAATATTGTAGTTAATACTTGGAGAAATGTCCAAGAAGGTGTTTGCCATGGAGAAGTGACCCGTGTCAAATCTATAAGAATAGTATTTTAATACGTCAAACGATGGATTGACAATGAAGTTAGTTTCGTCATCTTTTGACAACTCCAACTTATAGGAAGCTTCTTCTACATTAGTTAGGGTAACAGTTTTCTTTGGAGTGCTTTCGTCGAAGAAAACAGAACTACCTATAACTTTATTAATCAGATTAATGTTATCATTGTAATCATAGGAAATAGTTAACTTTCCGGTCTCGGCATCATAGTCTGTGGCGATTGGGTTTCCTGCTCCAGCACCGAAAGGTCTATATCCGTTGGAGATTCTGAATGGAATCTCTTCGCCATTTACTACGTTTCCATCATAGTGATTAGTGGAAAACGTACCTTTTCTTGCTCTACCTACAGTAACGTATTTAAATACTAGGTTTACATTTTGAATCTCGACGATCTCTTGTCCTACTTTGAGGAAATCTCCGTTAGATAAGTTAGTGACATTTGATAGATATAGTCTTGTATTAGAAGCAGCAAATCCTACATGATCAACTACAAAGGCAAAGTTTTGTGGTCCGCCAGCAGCAACATTAGTAACAGGAACACCCTCAACAAACGTTAAAACATCTTCTTTTCTATATCCAGATCCTTTATTTGTGATAATAATGCTAGCAACAGGTCCAAAACCAGATCCATTTGGATTACCAATTACAATAGTTGCTCTGGCGTTATTAGGATCTCCTAGTAGTCCTACGCCAGGTCTTGCCTGTGAAGAATCACGGAAAACTAGTTCTACATCATTAAACGTACCTGTGAGGTAAGAGTTGCCTGTATTGATGACATCACCACTACCAATACCAGTGTCAGTGATTACAGACTGATGCTTGGGTGGTACTGTAGTGACATCTTGGTAGATCTTCTTTCTTACATAGTAAGTTGTTTCTGTTCCAGACTCATCTGGAGTGATATCAACGTCAACAATGTCGCCAACAGAAACACCATGATTTGTTGCTGTTTCTAAAATAGCAATGCTGTCGTTTATATCAAAGATTTCTAAACCTACACTCAAATCTTGAACACTTTCGATTCCAGTTCTGGCAGTATCCGACAAGGTGCTGCTGCTGAGATAATATCCCGAGTCATTAGTAAACGTACCCGTCAAAACCCTTACTATGACTGAGTTTTGAGCAATAGTAGATTCTAAAATCTCGGCAGTTGCTTCGATTTCTTGTTCATCTTCATTAATAAAGTTTAATGTCGATCCAACTGTATATGTCGAAGAAGCATCGAGAATGAACTTCTGTATCGTTGAACTAGAGTCTAAAGTTCCGCCTGTAGCAGTGATTAAAGATCCATCGTTGATATTAGGTTGTACATTTCTTACAATGAAGTTATTTCCATTGAAAGTATTAGTTACAACTTCTCCCGTTGCGCCACCAGGACCACCTTGGGTAATGATGTCTCCGGCAAATAAGTATACACTTTGACTAGTTGTGATTTCTAATGCTTTTGTCTGATTCGACTCAATACCAACAACTTCTTTTCCTTTTAGAGTAGATACTTGAGCATTTACTGCCTTATTTTCGATAAGAAGGTTTGATCCTACCTCAAACTCTTCTGTAGAGGAAATGACGTTAGCACCACTGACTCTGCCTTTGCTAACGTCTTTAATAGTAGCCTTCAAACCTACGCCGGATCCAGCGAAACCTAAACGCTTAATATCTTTTGGTAAATCTCTTTGAGAGATAGGAGTATTATAGTTAGAATCTACAGGAAGGGAGTAGAAGTTAGATCCTAGTACATAAGGGAATACGGGATTGTTATCAGCATCAATAGTAAGGAAGTAAGCATAAACACCATTTGGATAATCAGGTGTTACACAAAATCTACCATTGTTAGCGTCTAGTTCTGTTTTTCCACTATTGATAGATGGTTTCCATTCGTAGTCATCAACAAAACTACCAAGAGGATCAAAAATATTAGAAGGACCATTTACTCTGGATGTCTTGATGGTGTATCCCGAGTTCATCCTCACAACAGAACTGGTACGATCTAATGGATTAGAATAACCATAAGGACCATAAATGGGATTACCATCGTAAGCATATCCTAAGATAGGAGAGTGAAGGATGGTAGCAGTCTCTTCATATACAGCATCAATACTGTCTAATAGTCTTCTTCTTAAAATAACTGGATTTGCTACTACTCCATAACCATACCCAACCTTACCTGTTCTGGAAGGGAAAGCATATCCATTGTTGGTATCTAAAACAGATTGTAGAGATCTATATCTATTTTTCGCCCAACGTCTCACTTTTGCTGTAGCAGAAGCACCAGTACCGGAAGCAACAGCAACTACCGAAGTAAACTGAGGATTGTATAGTTTTCCTTCAGTAATCTTGACACATTCTACAATCTCCCCGTTGGAGACAACCGCTTCATATTCGGCAAAACTTCCTCTTCCGGTGAGATCAGTAATGAGAATAGTTGGTGGGGAAGTATAATATCTACCTGGATTATCAACATTAATACTAGTAATCGCTCCGTTTGTTACGACAGCAGATAATATAGCCCCCTCTCCAGCAGTGATTCTAATCGTAGGATCTTCTTCATATAGAGTAGTGTCAAAATCTACTGGATCGATTCTGGAAACAGTTTCTCCTGCCAAAACAGCAGTTGCTTTATTAGGTTGTTCGTTAACAAGAACAGTGGGAGCAACCTTGTAGTTTCTTCCTTTTGATTGGAGGGTAATGGTTTCTATCTTTCCGTATACTACTTCTTCTTCAGATCTATTTGAATAGACAGGAGTACCATCAACGAGGATACCAACATCTTTGTTGCCCGTGCTGTAAACCTCGGTGGTGGTAATAGGGTGCTTTCTGATAAGCTTTAAGATTTCCTGACCATCTAGACTTACAGTAACCTGAGGTGTTAACAAGTCGGAGTTTGATGGGAAAGAGGAAGAACAGATATAAAAATATTGTTCGTCTTCAAAAATAGCACTTACATCAGCAACTACCCCATCCAAATCAATATTGGCATGGATACTATTTGGTTCCGAGTAGTCGGGATTGAGTAACCACCTATTATTATTCAGGGTGTTTTTGATGACAGGGGAAATAGAATCAAAAGTATCTACTAGTTGAATCTGGTCACCTGCCGAAGCATATGGTTTTGGGTTGGATGGTAGGAGGTTATAAACTACACCAGTAATGATGAATCTAACAGTTCCGCCTTCATAAGTGCCAGTTACAACATCTCCGGCGTAAATAGGTGTTCCGACAGCAAAGTTAGTATTTGTTGCTGATCTCTTTGAGATAGTAAACTGATTTACACTCTTAGAGAGATATTCGATTGTAGCAGATCCTATAGTGAGAGTTCCTTGCTGTGGAAAACCTTGGGTGGAATCTACAGTAACCTTGTAACCAGAACCATAACTTGCCAATAAAGGTTCTTTCTTTAGAGATGTCGAAGAAACAATATTAAACTCTCCAACGACAGACTCTGGAGCTAGAATAAGATTTCCGGGCGTAACATTGTCAACAACGGCACTATTCTGACCCTGTGTGATTTTAGCACCAACTAGTTTTGTAAGGTCACCTGATAGTACCTTGACTTTTAAAGTGTAACTAGAAATCCAATCAGAAGTAGACGCTTTTAGTGTAGTATCCTTAGGATTGTATACACTAACCTTCTCTTGTGGATCTCTAGAAATGATTGTTTTGAATAAGAACTGAATAGATCTGTCAGTTCCTTTTGCTCTGTAGAAATCTCCAATATTTTTGATTAGAGTTCTCTTGTCAACATCTCCCTTTAAAAACTTCTCTGGGAAAGAAGCAAGATACTCTCGTTCGAAGTTTCTTACAAAAGCATATAGAAATAGATTGCTGATATTAAGAACATCAGCATTTTGTGTGTGTGCTGTCGCTGATGTGGAGACAAACTTACTTTTGTTGTATAGGTCTCCGAGAGTGTTATTACCACTTACACCTCTCGATACCTCTAAAAACTCAGTATCTGTTCTTTCTTTATAAAATAGAATCTCATTGTCGATTTGAATGTATCCATTAACTTCTGGGAAAGAAGTAGCATCACTAACTACAATGGTAGTATCATTTGCAGCAACAGATACGGCAAGAGTAGTCTTTTCCTTTAAGATTTTGTTACTATAGAAATCAATATTACGATATTCCGTAATATTATGAATAATGTCTAACGGCTGCCCACGAAGCTCCTGCTGTTCATAGTAACTCTCTATGAACGTCTTCATCTGAGCGTAATCTTCAATAATGAATCCAGGTAACTGGCTTTCGATTAATGTAGAGATATTTCTTGTCTTAGCAGCCATTTAAGATTACTCGGGATATGTAGTAAACGTACTATTTGTAATGTCAACATCCAGGTAAACATTACGAAGAGCATTCAAATCTTTATTGAATGGATTAACACGGACTTCAATCTTGTTATCAAAGAAGGATCCTTTGATGATGGTTAAGTTGTCAATAATAACTTCTCCTTTTAAGTAATCGATTCTTCCAATAGAATCTCTCACAGTTACTTTTTCACCACCTTGTCCTAATGTATATAGGATGATTTTGCCATCGTTATCTTCAAAATATACAGTCCTGTTGGGGAATTCACTAACCACAAACCCGGTCGATTGAACGATGGGTTCTCCACAATATTCAGCAAATCTATTTTGATAACAAATCTCATAATATGACTTACTGTTGAGAATAGGATAGAAATCTTTTCTCATTTTCACCGTTGTCTCATTTGAGACGATTGTTCTATCAGCATTGTCAATCACAGAGACATACTTGCTGTACCTAAACTTACCGTTGAACTTTTCGGTGTCTGATTGGGCAGTGTAGTCCTCTACAGCAGCGATTACCTTCTTTTTGATGTCTTCGGGTCTTGCCGTAGTAATAGACTTGTTGTAGGCGATTCTGCTGGTCAGTTCGACGTATAAAATAGAAGGATCGATAAGGTCAGGTGTCACCGAAGCAACCATGTATGGTTTTAACCTCTCGATGATCTGATTTTTGGTGAACGACGACAATACTGCTGTATTCTTTGGTTTGATTACAATCTTGACTTTACCATACTCGGGGTTTACTTCCTCTTCTCCTCCGTAGGTGATAATGTCGGCAACAGAAGGATAGATGTTTCTGATGATAGCAGCGTAGTCATCGGCAGTTACTGCTCTGTCCTGGGTGCCAAAATATTTGGGAGCATTGTACTTAATAGAAGAGATAGTCTCGATTTCCTCTCCTCCATCGGAAGCAACAATCTTACTGACAGTAACACTAGTGGGATAGTTGCTAGATCCATTGGCATCTTCCAAAATACCAGCAAATGTGAACGTTCTTGCTCCATTCGTGGCAGGACCGTTTGTGATGATGTAAGAAATCTCAATGAGGTTTCCATTGTCTAAGGATGATCCTAATACTCCATCACCAAAGAAGATCTCATAACGCTCATCATCAGTCTCTTCTACAAAATAAACAGCAGATTCGGAATCTACATTCAGGATATTGCTGGAATATTCGTAATCAAGAAAGTTGGTTGACTGAGCACTCTCGTATACCCTTACGCGAATCGTATTTGTGTCAACTCTGCTGTTGTCGATAATAAATCTTTGATTCGACGAAGCAGTATTAGCAGTATAGGTGTTGGTGATTAACTTTCCTTCATAAATCGGTACTTCCTCGAAAGAAGCAAATCCGGCAGTTACAGGAACCGTGATGTCATCAGCAACAACATACTGATATAATGTATCGTCAAAAACTGTGGTAAATCCCGTTCCTTTCTTCAATGAGATGGAACCAGGAGAAGATCCAGTAAAGTTAACGCCGAAGTCAACATATGATACTGGTGCTCGCTTCGACTTTGGTTGATATCCAATGGTCTTCGCTAACGAAACTACATTCTCTCTTAATGTAGCAGAATCTAAAAACAGTTCATTCGCCACCATGTTGGTGTTGAATGCTGTGTAATAAGTGTTATAAGCTAATACGTCTAGTAAAACACTAATAGCAGATCCCTCAAAATCATAGTCTGTAAAATCAGACTGTGATCTTAGATATTCTTTTAATGTTGTTTTAATCTCAGCAAAATCTAGATTTGCTAGTTGTACATAAGATGCCATTTTAACTTAGTGCTTCTAGGAATAAGTCGGTTGTTAATCTTTTTTCACTACCGGTAATAACATACTCTAGTTCTACTTCATAACCATTTTCTGCTTGATTTGGGAACACGTCAAGTCTAATGACGGTGATCCTAGGTTCATACCTATCCAGAACTGTCTGAATCTCTGTTTCCACAAGAGAAGCACTAGCAAAATCTAAAGGTTCAAATAATACTTCTTTTAATCGAGTGCCAATATCAGAATTAAATAACCGTTCACTCTTGGTGGTAAGCAAAAGTGAACGGATTGATTGTTTGATCGCATTCTCATCTTTTGCAACCTGTAAATCACCCGTAATAGGATGAGGTTTGAAGGTTAAACTAAAGTCTTTAAAAGTATTGACTTTAATGGGCATTGAGAAATAAGGTTGCTTTCATTTATTTATCTGTCTCAATGCCACCTTTCTACATAATCATCAAATCCACCCTTGCCTCCACATGGTCTGGACATCCTATCTTCTGGTGGAATATTAGTTTTTGTTGATTTTAAATAACGATCAGATGCTCGATCTGTAATCAAAGTCATTCCTGACTTAATAAACTCTTCGCTTTTATCTACTGGGTGGTTTGCCATCTGTTTTACTGTAAAGTGAAAACAGAACTTTTAAAGGGGTTGCTATCCCTTTATGTATATTTAACACATAAAAAAAGGTCCTTAAGGACCTTAGTAATATTAATGCCCTTGTCCACGATAACGCTTACGGGCTTTGTTACGACTTGTAGAAGCGTACTTCGTATGCTGTCCACATCCTTGACGAGTTTTCTTCGGTTTCGACTCGATCAGTTTTCCGTTAGTTGTAAAAGACGGTCGTTTTGCCATAATCTCTCCTTGGTTACTTTAATATTATACAGTGATCCTTTCGGATCGTCAAGAGGTTCTCAGCGCCTTCTTCTCAGAGTGGCACTCTTTTAGTTACGTACAGTGTATGCTTCAATACATACCTTTGCCCACTGGGTTGGTCCTATAATGCCCCTAGGAGTGCCTCCAGCAGTGATCTGAGCATTCGTCCCTGGTGATACCCCTATGAGTTGACCATTGATGTGAACCGTTTGATTGCCATATGGTGTAGTCACAACTAATCGTGGCACAGGAATGGCACAAATCGGTACTAGCAATGGATTCGGTGATGTACCTGATACAGCTGTAGCAACTCTACCAGGCGTTACGAAAATAGCAGCAGTACCGCCAACGAGTACATTTGGTGATGTATGACATGTAGATGGTCCTACAGGTGCTGAAGGATACGTACATCCGGGTGGTTCAACACTCGGTACATCAATAGCATCAACTCCTAGTGCTTTCGGTATCGCTGGTAATGCCATTGAGTTCCTCTAATCTACATAAACGTTCGTCAATACTATCTAGGTACTGACAGATATTCTTGTGCTTCTCTTCCCTCGGTGGTCGATACATGAACTTGAAAGGAAACTCTATCTGTGATAGTTTTGCTTTGATTACTTTTAGTTCATTCCGAAAGGAACTGAGCTCCATCTCTATCTGATTCATTTGTTACTCTCTCAGTTACTTTAAATCCATCGCTATAGATTGTCTCTACTTCAACGTCAGGGCGAAGTCCAGCATAATATTGCTGAGCGACACCTTCCATGCTATCAGCAAAGGAATCGAAGTCGTCAAAATGAACCTCTTGTAAGGTTCCATCGGGTTTTTTATAAGTGACTTTTTGTTCCATTTTTTTCTGGGGGAATTTTTCTATATCAGGGGGACCCTTTTTAATATTTAGAGGTCGCTGGGAAACGTTTGTAGACTAAAATGTGCTAGGAGTCCCGTTCGCTCGGCGCGCCTAACTATAACAAAAAAGGG